TTAAATCAGGTTTAGTGGGTTGAGGGTTACCGCTTCGGATAAATGATCTGGAGCAAAGTGAGCATAACGCATTGTGACCTTGATATCGGTATGGCCGAGGATGCGCTGGAGCACCAAAATGTTACCCCCGCGCATCATAAAGTGACTGGCAAATGTATGTCGGAGGACGTGAGAAAGCTGTCCATCAGGGAGCTCTATTTCTGCTCTCTTTAGAGCGCTCCTGAAGGCGGAATAGCAGGGTGTAAAAAGCGGTTTCGAAGACCGACTGCTGGGCAATTGCTCAAACAAATCATCTGCTATGGGCACTGACCGATTCTTTTTTCCTTTGGTTTTTATGTATGTGATTTTTCCTGGCGAAATTTGTTTTCCCGTAAGGGATTCCGCCTCACCCCAGCGCGCGCCAGTTGCAAGGCAAATTTTTACAATCAAAGAGAGATCTTTCGCTTTACTGCTCTCACATTCTTTAAGCAACGCTCGCACTTCTTCAACAGTCAAGTAAGCAAGCTCGGCCTCGTCAGTTTTAAACTCGCGGACGTTCTCAAGGGGATGTGGAGCAACCCATTCGCCGAGGCGTTTTAGCTCATTAAACAGCGCTCGGAAATACGCTAGCTCTAGATTCATGGTACGAGGTTTAACGGCCTTAACGCGGCCTGTACGCAAAATTTTCCCACTAAGACGCTGTTGACGATATGCAGCGAATAACTTAGCGGTAAATTCCGAAGCGTATGGATTACCCATTGCTTCGCAAGCAAACTCCATAGCCCCTTTGCGTTTTAAACCATCAGCTAAAGTCACACCGTGGACGTTATACCAAGACTCAACCAGATCCTTTAATAGACGCTTATCCGTCTTCTCGCCCAGCCATGGTTTATCTTGAGCTTGCTCCTGGATGTGTCGTTCAAATGCGAGAGCCTCACCTTTTGTAGCGAATTGCCGGCGAATCCGTTTGCCGTCTCGACCATTAGGAAAAAGCTGTGCTTGCCATTTGCCATTAGATAGTTTGCTTACTGCCATCGAAAGCCCTTACAGGTTTACTAATTTGCTAACAACCCTGCCGAGAGTTTTGATTTCTGCCGCCAGGCATTCGAAAGAAGCCTTTCCGTTTTCCACTCGTACTCGGCCGCCCGGAAGCCTTGACAGTTCTCGAACGCTAACGAAGCCATCAATCTCAATAACCCATAACCCATCGTTCAGGTCGTTGAAGGATTCATCAACAATGACGGTGGTCTGTTCGTACTGGATCGCAAAACATGAAGCAGGGTTTGCTGGTAGTGAGCTTTTGCTGATAGCAAAATCTTGCAATGGGATAAGTTTCCCATTTTCGAGCGAGTGGTATCTCATTTGGGATACTGCTGATTCTGTGTTTTGCTTGAACGGCGCCCCTGCGCCAGATAGTAGCCAACCCAAATTTGCGCCCGTTTCAACATGACAAATTATTACCCAGTCAGCTGAGATTGTGTCTCGTAAGTACCTGTTGGCTAAGGTGCTTTGCGATACACCTAAGTGTTTGCACAGTGCTAATTTTGTGGTGAAACCGTAAGCCTCCATTATCCGATCGATAATGAGTTTCCCGCCTTTGTTTTGCTCTATTACAGACCTAACGGCCATCGATGCAGCAGTTTTCGAGATGTGATTATGCGTTGACATTCTTGTTTTGTGATCCTAGTATCTCGTTATGTTGGATGTTGAATGCTATTTGATGGTGTCAAATAGTGAATATACAGAACCTAAATCGAGAGATAGTGCATCATGAGCCGACAAGTTTCAATGCGCCCAAGTATTAACCTCGTAGTGGCTGCCCCTTTCGTTACGCTAGAGAAGTTTTGCAGCTTGACAGGTTATAAGCCTAGCTACGTCCGCCAAATGATTCGGGAAAATCGCCTTAAAATCAGAAAGAAAGCGGGAGTCTCTAGCCTTATTGAAATCAACATGCTTGCCCTTACTGCTGAAGCGGCTGAAGGGACGGAAATCTCAATTCAGGCGTAACGGTATCCATTCTGGGATAAAAAAGGATTTTCAGCATGTTAGATTTTCGCGTTTCCTCACATTCACATTTTGACGATGCATGTAGCAAATTTGCGGCATCCCATAATGTCAGGGAATTAGCTGTTAAGGCCGGAATTAAGCCGCACACGCTCTATAACAAACTCAATCCCGAGCAACCTCATCAGCTAACACCTCGGGAAATTTGGGTGCTAACGGATCTCACTGAAGACTCGACTCTCGTGGATGGGTTCCTCGCTCAGATACATTGCCTTCCATGTGTGCCAGTTAATGAGCTGGCAAAAGAGAAGCTGCAAATCTATGTGATGAAGGCCATGGGTGAGCTGGGGCAGTTAGCGAACGGCGCAGCGTCACCAGAAAGACTGACCTCTACCCGTAAGCACAGCATGATCGACAGCGTTAATGCGGGTATTCGCATGTTATCTCTTACAGCGCTTGCGCTTCAGGCGCGTTTACAAGCTAACCCTGCAATGTCCAGCATGGTTGACACGATGAGCGGCGTTAGCGCCACGTTTGGCCTGATGTGAGGTGAAGCATGGAGCCCTCTTTTGCTTCACTGTTAAAAAAACAAAGCCCGTCCATGCATTACGGACATGGCTGGATAGTCGGTAAAAAAGGTCAGCGCTGGCACCCGAGCCGCGATCAGTCGGCATTATTAAGCGGCCTGCGCAATAGCGCTAAACCTTCACTGGTAAGCCGGATAAAACTTTTTCTGGAGTCGGTATGAACCAAAACAACATATCAGCACCAATTAATCCCGGTGCGAAGCCGTTTAATAATGCCCGTTGTGAAGAAACCCGACCGGAGAAAATGACCGGGATGGAATGTTTTGCACGGTTTCATCATCAGTTAAAGGCGACGCAAAACGGTGCGCTGCGTAATTTCAACAAGCTTGACGATAACTTTAAGTTTGTCGTGATGACGCTGGCTAACCGCATGGAGCCGGGAACATTTAAAAGCGATGAGGTTGGAAAACCGTTTGAATATTTCGACCAGCCCCGCCGGTTAATGCTTATCAGGGCGATGAATGAAATAACGCGATGGGGCGATATCCTGCCGCGCCGTTTCTCGCTGCATGAAGCTGTATTACCCGAGTAAATAACCCGTAAAGAAATTAATGGCGTAAACCCGCCGGGCATTTTTTTGCCCAAATTCAGGAGAAAGCAATATGCGTAATATGCAGACACGTAAAACCCAAATTGGTCCGGACGATGCCGGAATTATTTCGATGTTGACCCAGGCGCGTCTCGATGAGCGTCGCGGTCGCGCTGATGTGATGGCCTCCCGCCTCGATAACCTGGCCGATCATATTGCAAATGGTCGGTTGTCCAGTGCCGAGGCAGCCGAGCTGCTGCGCGATGAGGCGGTGAAGATTGTCAACGAAGCGCAGGAGCTGCACTGATGGCAGATGCAATGGACCTTGTACAGCAGCGCGTCGAGGAAGAACGCGAGCGCCATATCCACAAAGCGCGCAGCCGGCAGGCTGCGCCTTCTCGTTTCCTCTGTGAATCATGCAGCGGGCCTATCGCTGAAGCACGCCGCGCTGCGTTACCGGGTGTTGAGCTTTGTGTGACCTGCCAGGAAATATCAGAGCTGAAATCCGCACATTACCGGGGCGCCGTATGAGACCGGGCAGCGGTAAAGCACTGCGTGACGGGGTGTGACGGTGCCGGAATTTTTGCACGCATGGAACGCGCCACACGAGGCCATCGCCAGCCCGTATCTGACCTATGAACAGGAGCGCCGCCGCGATCGGATGATTGCGGCGCTGCTGCATGCGCGTAACGAGCTGGAAAAACAGCCTGACCTGGTGCGTTACGGCGTGCGCCGTCGCGCCGACGAGCTGGAGCGCGAGCACGATGTTCAGCGAGTTAATGCCTTTTTGGTGAATTTCACCCGGAGGGCATTACCGCGCCTTGAACTGGTTGCGGCGAAATATCGTATCGAGACCATTTCGCCAGATGTGGCCCTGCCATTTTTTGATGGCCGGGATGATGATGTGTCAGCCCGTTACCTGACAACGCGGCTTGTGAACATGACCGCGCGTTATAACCGCCTGGCTGATATGTCGAAAGCCGATATCGATTTGCTTGCCGGAGATATCGCCAATTTTATCGTTGCTGAATTAGGCACCGTTGCAATCCATGAGGGCAGCGAGTTAAAGGCGCTGCACGCCTCGTACATGTGCGCCGCGCGTATCACCCGCCACTTTAAGAACGCCCCGCCCCTGTGGGAAAAAATCACCACAAAATATGTGACCGCCGAAGATGTGGGGCCGGCAGTGCTGCGCATGGCGACCGAAAAATGGTGGACGGGCCGCCTTCGCCGCGTCGCCGCCGAATGGCGCGAGCATCTGCACATCGCGCTCGGGAACGTCAGCAAAAAGCACAGCGCGTATGCCAGCAAAAGCTGTGTGAGTGAGTGGCGCGAACAGAAACGGCGCACCCGCGAATTTCTCAAGGGAATGGAGCTGGAAGATGAAGCAGGCAACCGCATCAGCCTTATCGAAAAATATGACGGCTCAGTCGCCAACCCGGCGATCCGCCGTTGCGAGCTGATGAACCGCATCCGCGGCTTCGAAAATATCTGTAATGAACTCGGCTATGTTGGCGAGTTCTACACGCTGACTGCCCCGTCTAAATTCCACGCCACTACAAAGGCCGGCTACCGTAACACCAAATGGAACGGCGCAAGCCCGGCGGACACACAGCGCTATTTAACCGGGCTGTGGGCGCGCATTCGCGCGAAGCTGCACCGTGACGATATTCGCATATTTGGTATTCGCGTCGCCGAGCCGCACCACGACGCCACGCCACACTGGCACATGCTGATGTTTATGCTGCCGGAAGATGTTGACCGCGTGCGCGCCGTGATTACTCGCTATGCCCGTGAAGAAGACCATCACGAGCTTAAAAGCGAGAAGGCCCGCAGGGCCCGTTTTCACGCTGAAGCTATCGACCCGGACAAGGGCAGCGCGACCGGCTACGTGGCGAAATACATCAGCAAAAACATCGACGGGTACGCACTTGATGAGGAGCGCGACGACGAGAGCGGCGAAATGCTCAGGGAAACCGCACCGGCGGTTTCAGCCTGGGCGGCCCGCTGGCGCATCCGTCAGTTTCAGTTTGTGGGCGGAGCGCCAGTGACGGTTTACCGAGAGCTGCGCCGGATGGCCGACGCTGAAACGGCGAAAGGGCTTAGCGTGGAGTTTTCGCTTGTACACGATGCCGCTGATGCGGGCGACTGGGCAGGCTACGTTAATGCCCAGGGCGGCCCGTTTGTGCGCCGTGATGAGCTTCAGGTGCGCACCTGGTACGAAAGCACCGATGCGGTTAACGAATACGGCGAGGAGTGTGTGCGCATTCGTGGGGTTTACGACAAAGAAGTCGGCGAGTGTACGCCCATTATTACGCGGCTCACGCAGTGGAAGATTGTCGCTAAACGGCCGCAGGCCGAAGGTTTTGAAGTTAAGGGCGCTTCTGCGCCCTCTCGGAGTTCTGTCAATAACTGTACGTCGGAGGCCAGGCCAGATCCTGCAGAAAGGCCGCCAGTTGATCTCACCAGGCCATTAACCCACCGCGAACGCCGTCAACTGACTGACCAGTTGAGAGAAAGGAAAATGGTGAAACGGCGAACCTTTAACCACATCACCGAAAAAAACGCGGCTGGCATCGCCAGGACAATAGACGAGATCCAGCTTTTAACCGGTGAAACTCTTAGCCGTGGGCAAGCCCTGTCGCTTATGAGCGGGGCGAAGATGTGCATTAACGGGAAATGGTGCAGGGGATCGGGTTATGGCGAAATTTTCGCGGTGCGGATGCCGAAGACTGCACTTAGTGAGGCCCAATATAAGGCGAGGGCGGAGCGGATTTTAGCGAAGTTTAACGCTATCAAGGCGGTTGGCTAATGCATGCACTAACTCATGATTCGCGATAGTTGCGCTTAAAAATTACATCAGAATCATCCTCTTGAAACCGGAAAAAGGTTTACAACTTCCTGAGTGTTATATACTGTATTTATATACAGTGTTTTGTTCGGTAGTTGATGTCAGGAGGGAAAATGCAAGAGTGTTTCTGGGAGTCGGTAAAACTTCAGCGTATTGATTTTTTTATGAAACTGGTAGCTGCCAGCGACTGCAACGATGAAGAAAAGCGGCTCGCTATCCAGTGGGTTTCTGAGCTTACCGATGAGCTGATGGCGAAAATCCGCAGCCATGAATACTGCCGCACAATGGACGCTACTGGTTAGGAGAAAATCTATGTGCATTGAAATAATGATTGATAAAGAGCAGAAAATTAGTCAGGCGCTGTTAGAAGCACTTGAATGCGAACTTTACCGAAACTTGCGCCCTCTTTACCCAAAAACAGCTATCTGAATCCGCAAGGGCAGCGCCAATGGTATTGAACTTACCGGGTAAGACTGGCCGAAGATAAAGAGCGAGTATTGGAAATTCTGCAGCAGGTCTGGGAAGACGACAGTTGGTTACATTGAGATAACGTCAGAGGTGGCAAATGCGAATTTGCCGCCTCTGACGTTGGACAACGAGCAAGGCGAGGCGTTAGCTTATGAGCGGCAACGATGGGGATTTTAAGGTCGTGTACCGTGGAGAAGTTCTGGAAGTCTTTCACCCTGGCGAATAATGGGTATTTTTCCATATGTCCAATGAAAGTGGTGGCGGTTACTGGCTTGGACGCCCCTACGATTCTGTTTTGATGCTGGGCATTGATCATCCGGTTTCGCTCAACTAGGGCATCGCCTTTAGGCATGATTAAGAACCTAAAAACACGTTTACACTTGATTCGCTAGACGATTTTAAGTTGAAATGACTGATCATGCATGAAACTCATCTTAGAACACCGAGTGGCAGCAAGGCTGGTACCGTTTTCGTTATAGGCGCAACTACATAAAAACTCTTCATGAAGCGGGCTGGTGTGGCGAGGAAAGCAGTGCGCGGGTTATAGATACATGTTTTCATTGCAGATGCAAGAATCTAGCGACTGATTCCTAAAGTTTTGATAAACTATTTATCGATTTCGAATGTCATCCAAAGCTTTTCATAAGGCATTCGATAAATTAATGTTTATTTATCCAGCCGAAATTTCGCTTACGATACTTGGAGACTTGGATGTCTATACAACAAAAGTTTTTTAGAGATATCGATCTCGAAGATGAATTTTTCAACTCATTACGAGCCGATTACGATGGTTTTGACAATTGGTTTAAATCAAAATCTGATAACACAGCGTATGTTTCGTATAATGAATTAGGCAACATGGATGGTTTTTTGTATTTAAAAATTGAAAACCAAGCCATTGATGATACTACACCTGATTTTGCTGCCAAAGAAAGAGCTAAGCTAGGAACTTTTAAGATAGACGCACATGGCACTAAGTTAGGTGAAAGATTTATAAGATTAGTTTTCCAGTTCGCTATGAAGAACGGGCTAAAAGAGATTTATGTCACTATCTTCGACAAGCATATTGGCTTGATAAAGCTTTTAGAACGCTATGGATTCGAGTTAAAAGCTAGAAAAAATCAAGATACTATCAATGGCCGTGAAGGTGTTTATTTTAAAAATTTAGAGTGGAGAGATTAAATGAGCTATAAAAACTATCCATTAATTAAACTTAATAACCGAAATTTTCTTCTTAGCATCTATCCAACATGGCATACACGACTATTCCCTGAATCCAAATTAAATAACGAAGATGGCTCGCTTATTCAAGACGTGTCTCACACAAACAGTATTGAGAAAGTCTACCTCACTAAGATGTATGGTACGCAAAATCTTCGTGCGGGTGATAATCTTCTCATCTATAGAACCTCCGATGGTAAAGGGCCTGCACGTTATAGATCGGTAGCAACTTCTGTATGTGTTGTTCTTGATGTCAAGGATATACGTGAATTTTCATCCTATGCTGATTTCAAGAGCTATTGTGGTCCATATAGTGTATTCGATGAGGATGAATTAAAGCTTCTTTATAATAAGAAAAATTACCCCTACATTATTCGTTTTACTTATAACTTCCCATTAGAAAAAAGAGTTATCCGAGATGACATAATGACTATTACCGGATATACTGATGCAGAATACTGGGGTTTTTTAAAACTAGATGATTTGCACTTTAAGCGTATCATCACGCTGGGGGGAGTTGATGAAGGTTATATTGTCAATTAAACCTGAATATGCCGAGCGCATTTTGTCAGGTGAGAAAAAATTCGAATTTAGGAAAAGTATCTTCAAAAATAAAAACGTTGATACTGTGATTATCTATGCAACAATGCCCGTAGGTAAAGTGATTGGTGAGTTCAAAGTTGGCGATATCTTAATGTATTCCCCTGCGGAGCTTTGGGATAAAACTAAATGTTATGCAGGCATTAGTCATAAATTCTTTAAGGATTATTTTGATAATCGAGAAAAGGCCTTTGCAATCACAGTGAAGAATCCTAAAAGATACATCTCACCATTAAGCTTAGAAGATGTATCTCCAGGAGCTAAAGCACCGCAATCTTTTATGTATGTTTGACTATTAAAGGGTGCCGGATTTTATCCTGCACTCAATTTCTTCAATAGTCTTTTCAAAATCCGCTAGTGTCGGTGCCATAAGTTTTTTTAGTGGTATACCTAATTCTTTACAAATTGAATCAGCATTTTCGGCTTCAATAAATAAAAGATCATCCACATCATAGAGAGGCGCAATCTTGTCTCTTTTAATAACCCGCTCAATGATTGTCTTTTTATCGTTTTCAATTAATATGACGGCATCAAGTTTCATTGATTTAAATACACTTGACGGTAATTTTTTAATTTCTCCATCCTTACTAACTAGCGCGAAATGTCCGTCTAACAATACACTCTTATTTTGCGCTTTCAATTTTTCCAACGCTGAAATCAAAATAAGTTGATTTCGTTCAACATCGGAAGTTAATTTGTTATCAGTCAACACCACATCACTATTTTCTCTGATTAACTGACTCGCACTCTTATGTAACATGTTGTGATTACTAATGTAACTATCACAAAGATACCCTTTCCCAACCCCATGCACACCTGCAACAAAGATCAACATCCTGCACCTCAAATCGTAAATTTATGGTAGAATTGAACAAGATAAAAAACATAAGGCGAAGAAAATGAAATATCAAGCTTTATCGATACTCCAGCCCGCCGTCGTATTAATAATTGACGGAAAAAAAAAGCAAGAAATCAGGTCTTGGCTTCCACCGTCTCTCCCGTTGAAGAACATACTTCTAGTCCAAAACGAAAATTATCTATCTTCGGACGATGATGAAGATGAAGGGCTAGCTATGGCACTTGTTGATTTTACTGAATTTTCTAATTGGACCGAAGAAGAATACCTTCAGCAGGGGCTAAAGAATACTTTAGGAAGAGTGTGGAAGCCGGGTTACTACACATGGAAAATTGAAAATATTAGAAAGCTAATGAAACCGATACCTTGTAAGGCTAAAAAGGGAATTTATGAGGTTGAGCTAACTGATATATCGGTGTTTACGGATTAATGGTACTGAGTAAATATGATGAAAAGATTCATATGGATACCTCTGATATTTCTTATTTCTGCTGTTTTGGTTTTCACTGCAATTTATCTTTACTGGCTTCATTTTGGCGATCTTCGTGTAAGTGATTCTGTAGAAAAATGGGGGCAGTTTGGGGATTATATTGGTGGCGTGCTAAATCCTGGGCTAAGTTTTATATCTATTATTCTTGTTTGCTTTACACTTTATGTTACGTCCAGACAATCAATGATTCAATCCTTTGAATCGATTCTCTTTGAGCTGATTAGGTATCATAAAGAACACAGAGACAACATTAAGGTTGCCTATGAAGAAGAAACATTCACAGGTGTTGAAGCATTAAGATGGTATATTACTGAAGTTAAGTTCAATTTTTTAAATATAATTGATGATGAATTGCCAGTGCAGTCACGAATAAGATCTTCTATAGATTTAATTTATGCAGAGGATGCTTTCTTTTCTAATACCGGTCATTACTTCAGAAATATATATCATATATTTAAACACATTGATGAAGCTGGGTTTCTATCTTCAAAAGAAAAGTTAAAATATGCTAAACTCGTTAGAGCACAGCTTTCATCAATTGAATCCGGTGCTTTGATGCTTAATGGATTATCAACTTTAGGTAGTAAATCAATGGTTTACATTCAGAGGTATTCACTTTTGCAGGGTTTCACTCTTAGTGGTACCTTCAAAAGCGAGCTGCATGACTCAGGCGTCTTGAATTTATATCAGGATGAAGCGTTTGGAGATAAATGATTATTCCAAACTGTATGCTTTCAATTCAATTATTTTAAGCCTGACCAGTTATGAAGTTCTTTTATCCTTTTTTGTAAGGTGATAGTTCATTATGAACAAATACCTGTGAGGCCTTTACCGCATCACCAAACCCGCCATTGCTGTCGGGGGATACCCATCATTTGCGGCGGCATGCGGTCCACAATAAACAGGTCGCTGCGGCAGCCCTTCAGAATGCTGAAATAATCGCCTTTCGTCGCCATTTTGCTAAGCGGCAGAGCCTTCGTGTCCTCGATTTGACTTGAGTGCATGTCTATATTGCATGAAATCGCATGTCCCCAATGGGATTTTTTATCGTCCGCCTCTTCAGTAATGGCGGGCTTTTTCATATGTCATGCACCTGCATTAAAACCGACCCATAAAGCGGGCAGGCGAGGCGGGGAAAGCATTGCGCGCGGCGGGGTGTGCATGATTTAAAATAACGCGCGCCAGCGCCTCGCTGTGATGCGCTGCGCTGTCGGGGTGGATGATGAGGCGTGCGTGCTGATGCGGGGCGTGTGGTGCGTCTGAGCGCGTATGCGGTGGGATGTGAAAAAGCCGCCTCCCGGCGGCCTGCTTTAATCGTTGCTGCCGTCCAGCGAGTAGGCTTTAAAGCGGATCACTTCCATTCCTGCCCAGTGATTTACTTCCCTGATCCGGTCCTGCAATGGAATCAGCTCATTCCGTACAAATACCTTTGCCACCTTCTCGATATCGCCCAGGCTGCCTACATTCTCGGGCTTGCCGCCCATGAGCTGAAACGGGATGCGGTGCGCATCAAGCATGTCGGACGCGCTCACCTTTTTAATATTAAAAAAGTCGTCTTTGGTGGCGACCTCGCTTAACGGCACGATTTTAATCCCGTCGGGCTTTCCGTTCGGCGCGTAGAAAAACAGGTTCTTAAAATTGCCGAGCCCCTTCGAGCTGCGCATCGCATCGCGCATTGCCTCAACGTCGGTGCTGCTCTGTGCCGCGTCGGTCACGTACATGATGTACCCCGCGTGCGCGCCGTTCTGGTAATACTTGCGGCGAAACAGCGTCGCGGATTCGTTCAGCCAAGCCGAGTTAAGCGCACTGAGATATTCCGGCATCCCGTAAAGCTCCTGGTTAATGTCCGGCTCAAGCAGGTGAAACACCGAGCCCGTTTCAAACTGCTGCGGCTGCGAAAAACCCGGCACCCACCAGTAAACATCCTCCTCCACGCCGCGCCGCGTGTATTTGGCCGGCGAGGCATCCAGCCTGATGACTTTGCCTGTCACGCTTTTTCGCGCCTCAAGAAAGGCATTACCGAACACCAGAAAATCCAGCACGAAGCGGCTGAAATCCTGCTGTGACAACAGCGGGTGCGGAATAAACGTGCTTGCCAGAATATTGCGCTTCACGTAAATCGGCGAGCTGTGATGCACGGCGGCGCGCAGGCTTTTTGCAAGGCCGGCGAAGCTGACCGGCGGCTCGTACCATTTGCCGTTACTGATGCACTCTACATAATCGAGAATATCGCGGCGGTCGAGCACCGGCGTCGGCTCGCCAAACGTGAAAGCCTCCATCTTTTGCGCGCCGCCGGTGGTCGTGGCCGCGCGGTTATCGCGCTGCCGGTTTTTACGTTTACTCATCAGTAAAACTCCAGAATTGAGGATGATGCCTGGCCGCTCCCGGCGGTCAGCGGCTCGTTTAACAGGGCGTGCATGGTGGCCCACGCAACATCCGCGTGACTCACTTCCTCGCTGCGGCTTGCCTCATAGGTGGCGCTGCGCCCGCTGCTGGTCATGGTCTTGCGGATAGCCATAAAGGACTGTGTGATATCCGTGGCGCCGGCGTCGTATTCCAGACAGCCGCGGCTGATGGTGTCTTTTGCCTTCAGCACCATTGCGGTTTTAACTTCCGGGCTGTAGCGAATTTCACGTGCGGCAGGCCAGAAGGCGCGCACAAGCTGAAACACGCCCTGGCCGATGCCGGTCGCATCGATGCCGATGTACTCGACCTGGTATTTTTCAGTGAGCTCGCGGATGGCCTGCGCCTGGGTGGCGAAGTCCATGCCTTTCCACTGGTGGCGCTCCAGAATGCGGAACTTGCCGCCCGAGACAACCGGCGGCGCCAGCACCACGCAGCCGGCAGAGTCGCCGGTGTGTGACGGATCGTAACCAACCCACACCGGGCGCGAGCCGAACGGGCGCGCCGCGTAGGGCGAGAAGTCTTCCCACTCCTCCAGACTGTCGACCATGCAGCGTTGCAGCTCCTCGAACGGAAACACCGAGGCTTTGTCATCGACGAACTCACACATGAAGAGATTGCGGAAATCCTCGGCACTGTTTTCACGCTTCAGCGCGTCAAGGTCGAACAGGTCGCAGCCACCGGCGAGCGCGTCCTCGATAGTGACAATCTGGCGCCACTGACCATCCCCGCACAGCATGCCGCTGGCGAGCGCCGCGTGGCTGATATCGATATCCACGCGCTCGGCTGCTGAGGTGCGGCCCTTGTTGAACAGCTCGCCGGACCAGAAAGGAAACGCGCCATGCCCGAGGGTGGAGGGCGTCGAGAAATAGGTCGAGCGCAGGTGCTTCTGTGACGCCATGCCCGAGGCAACCTTACGCAGCCGCTGGAAATTGGGTATCCAGAAAATCTCATCGACATACAGGTCGCCGTTATGGCTCTGCGCGGTGTTTGAATTGGTGCCGAGAAAAATCAGCTTCGCGCCGTTGTTGCCGATGACAATCGGATCGCCTGACAGCTCCACATCCACCCGGCGCGCAAACTGGATGATGTACTCGCGAAACACATACGCCTGCGTTTTGGAGGCCGATAAAAATATCTGGTTATGGCCGGTTTCCAGCGCGCGCAGCAGCGCCTCGCGGGAAAAATAGAACGTGGCGCCAATCTGGCGCGATTTGAGAATGTCGCGGATGCGGTGTTCTAACCCGGCCTTGTGCCAGCGCAGCTGATAGTCGAAAGACTCCTCGAAAAAAATATCCCTGAGCTTGTCGATAGCCTCCTCGCTGAAGAAATTCTTTTTCGGCTTGCGGCGTTCGCCTTTATTGCGGTTCGCCACGTTGGGATTTAAATCCGCCTCGTTACCGGTCTGGCCGTAGCGGTTCACCCTGGCGAGGCGCTCCATCTGACGCGAGAGAAAATCCGCGACTTTAAAGTCATGGGCGGTCAGTTCGGGCTTTGCATAAAGCTGAATCAGTCGCGCCTCAAGCGTGTTCTCGACGCGCTGAATGGGCGCCGTCTCATCCCATCCGTCGCGCTGCTTCCAGCTCTGCACGGTGGGGCGTTTGATTTTCAGCATCTCCGCGATTTGCGGCACGGAAAAGCCCTGCCAGTAGAGCAGCGCCGCCTGTCGTCGCGGATCGTTTAAAAGCGTAATGTCGGTGGTGATGGTCATGAAAGCCTCGCCGTAAGTGGTACACGGAAAGGCTACTTAAGCGCGCCCGGCGATTCGCTAAGGCGCTGTTGTGTGGAGGCTTATCCATCCGGGATTGATAGCGAAGGAAACGCGGCGCCGGGAAACTAACCCCGAACCCGTAACCCCACTATCAGGACTCCTGACAATGGCAAAAAAAGTCTCAAAATTCTTTCGTATCGGCGTCGAGGGCGACACCTGCGACGGTCGCGTTATCAGCGCCGGCGACATTCAGGAAATGGCCGCGAGCTTTGATCCGCGCGTCTATGGTTGCCGCATCAACCTGGAGCACCTGCGCGGCATCCTGCCCGAGGGCGTCTTTAACCGCTATGGCGATGTGGTCGAGCTGAAAGCCGAAAAGATTGATGATGATTCCGCGCTTAACGGCAAATGGGCGCTGTTTGCGAAAATCGCCCCGCTCGACAACCTGGTCGACATGGTCGGCAAGGGCCAGAAGGTTTATACCTCGATGGAAATCCAGCCGAACTTTGCCAACAGCGGCAAATGCTATCTGGTTGGCCTGGCCGTGACTGACGATCCGGCAAGCCTCGGCACCGAATACCTCGAATTCTGCCGCACCGCCAAATCCAATCCCCTTAACCGCTTTAAAGCGAGCCCGGAAAACCTGATTTCTGCCGCCACCCTGGCGGAGCTGGAATTTGAAGACCAGCCCGAGACGGTTTTCACGGCGCTGACCGACAAGGTGAAAGCCATCTTCAGCCGCAAGCAGGCGAGCGACGATGCGCGCTTTAAAGACGTGCATGAAGCGGTGACCGCCGTCAGCGAGCACGTGCAGGAAAATCTGAGCACCACCGAACAGCGTATCGCGGCGATGGAAAACGCCTTCAGCGCGTTGAAGCAGGACGTGACCAGCCAGACCACGCAGACCAGCCAGGCGTTCACCGCCCTGAAAAACTCGCTCGACAACACCGAGAGCTTTACGCAGCCCCGCCGCACGCAGGCGACCGGCGGCGAAGGCGATTCGCTGTCGACCAACTGCTGACCGGCCGCGCCGGCACGCACACCCGTAAATTCACCTGACAACAGGAAAAACCATGCGCCAGGAAACCCGCTTTAAATTTAATGCCTACCTCTCCCGTATTGCCGAGCTGAACGGTATCGACGTCGGCGACGTGTCGAAAAAATTCAGCGTGGAGCCGTCGGTCACGCAAACCCTGATGGATACCGTGCAGGAATCCTCGGAGTTTCTGACGAAAATCAACATCGTGCCGGTGAGCGAACTCAGGGGCGAAAAGATTGGCGTTGGCGTTACCGGCTCCATCGCGAGCACGGCAGACACTGCGAATGGCCATGCCCGCGAAACCGGGGATTTCGCCGCGCTGGAGTCCAACAAGTACGAGTGCGATCAGATTAACTTCGACTTTCACCTGCGCTACAAAACCCTCGACCTGTGGGCGCGTTTTCAGGATTTCCAGCTGCGTATCCGCAACGCCATCATCAAGCGTCAGGCGCTCGATTTCATCATGGCCGGCTTTAACGGCGTGAAGCGTGCGCCAACGTCTAACCGCGCTGAAAACCCGATGCTTCAGGATGTGGCGGTGGGCTGGCTTCAGAAGTACCGCAACCAGGCGCCGGCGCGCGTGATGGGTAAGGTCACGGCTGAAGGCGGAGAAGTTGTGTCTGACGTGATCCGCGTCGGCAGGGGCGGCGACTATGAAAACCTCGACGCGCTGGTCATGGATGCGACCAACACCATGATTGCGCCGTGGCACCAGGAAAACCCGGACATGGTGGTTATCTGTGGTCGTCAGCTGCTGGCCGACAAATACTTCCCGCTGGTCAATAAGCAGCAGGATAACAGCGACCTGCTGGCCGCTGACGTCATTGTCAGCCAGAAACGCATCGGCAACCTGCCGGCGGTGCGCGTGCCGTATTTCCCGCCGGATGCGCTGATGATCACCACGCTGGAAAACCTCTCTATCTACTTCATGGATGAGAGCCACCGCCGCGTTATCGAGGAAAACGCGAAGCTCGACCGCGTGGAGAACTACGAGTCGATGAATATCGATTACGTGGTGGAAGACTACGCCGCCGGCTGCCTGGTGGAACATATCAAGGTTGGCACCTTCACCGCGGCCGCGCCGGACGTGAAGGAAACCGCAACGCCAGCGCAGGAAGGCTAAGCCATGACGAGTCCCGCACAGCGTCACATGATGCGGGTCTCGGCCAGTGAAACCGCGCAGCGGCAGGACAGCCCGCTGCGCCATGCCACTGCTTACGAGCAGATGCTGGTTAAGCTGGCCGCCGACCAACGCACCCTTAAACAAATCCATTCCACCGAGCGCAAGGCGGAGAAAAAGCGCGAGCTGCTGCCGTTCTATCAGCCGTGGATCACCGGCGTACTTGAGCAGGGCAAAGGCGCGCAGGACGACATTCTGATGACGGTCATGCTCTGGCGTCTCGATGCCGGCGACATTGCCGGCGCGCTCGATATCGCCCGCTATGCCCTGCGCTACGGCCTGACCATGCCCGGCCAGCACCGCCGCGCGCCCGCATACCTCTTTACCGAGGAGGTGGCGCTCGCCGCGATGCGCGCCCATGCCGCCGGCGAGACGGTCAGCACTGCACTTCTGACCGATACGCTGGCGCTCACGCAGGCCGCGGATATGCCTGACCAGGTACGCGCGAAGCTGCATAAAGTCACCGGTCTTGTGCTGCGCGATACTGGCGAGCCTGCCGCCGCGCTGGAGCACCTGCGCCGCGCGATGCAGCTCGACGCACAGGCCGGCGTGAAAAAAGAGATCGAGCGCCTCGTCCGGGAGCTGCAACCGAAACCCGCCAGGCCGGCGGCAAAGCCCGCCGCGCCCCGTAAAAAGACAACGCGATCCGCGACGCCCGCAAAACGCGGGCGCCCGAGGAAAAACGCCGTTTAACAGAATGCGCCACGCGCCAGGGCGGCACGCCGGTCAATGCGGGTTTAACCCGGTCTGCGACCGGCGTCCACCGCCCACCCTGACAGGAGAAAGTAATGATGCGGATTATCAGCGGCGAGGAGCAGCCTGGCGGGCCGGCAGACCTCACGCCGCCCGGTGATGAGCCAGTTATTAAGAACACCCCGTTTTTTCCCGACGTGGAGCCGAAGCGGGTCCGCGAGCTGATGCGCCTTGAACAGACCTTTTCGCCGGCGCGCGTACGCGAGGCCATCTGTGCCGGCATCGCTGAAACCAACGCCGAGCTGACGGAATACCGCCGCACGCAGCAGGCCGCCGGCTATAAGCGTCTTGCTGACGTGCCGGCGGATGTGCTCGACGGCGAGAGCGTGCGGATTTTCCTGTATCTGCGTGCCGTCAGTGCGATGGCGACCGCCTCGCTTTACGGGCGCTATCGCGGCGCCGACGCCAGCGGTAAAGGGGATAAAAAGGCCGACAGCATCGACAGTACGGTTGATGAGCTGTGGCGGGATATGCGCTGGTCGGTGGCCCGCCTTCAGGACAGGCCGCACTGCATCATTGGGCAAATCTGATGAAAACCTTCGCGTTACAGGGCGACACGCTCGATGCGATCTGTGCGCGCCATTACGGGCGCACCGAGGGGGTTGTCGAGACGGTACTGACTGCCAATCCGGGCCTTGCCGAACTCGGCGCCGTTCTGCCCCACGGCACGGCGGTCGAGCTGCCCGATATCGCGCCGGCGCCCGCCGCTGAGAGCATCAACTTATGGGATTAACCATGGAAAAAATCAGCACCTTTTTAGCCTACTGGCTTTCTGTCCTGCTGGCCTTCTTCGGTGCCATGACGCCGCAGGACGTCGCCGCCTATTTCGGCATGTGCGGCGTCGCCGTCACGGTGGCCGTGAACTGGTATTACCGGCGCAAAGAGATGCTGTTCCGCACCGCGCGCAAAGAGGAGGTTATCCGTGAACTCAATCGTTAAACGCTGTGCCGTGGGCGCCGTGCTGGCGCTGGCCGCGCTGCTGCCCGATTACGGGCGCCTGCATACCTCGCCGCAGGGGCTCGCGCTGATTGGCGATCTGGAAGGGTGCCGCCTCAAACCCTACCAGTGCAGCGCCGGCGTATGGACGTCAGGCATCGGTCACACGGCAGGGGTGGTGCCGACGCGGGATATTACCGAACGCGAGGCCGCCGTGAACCTGGTCGGCGACGTGCTGAAGGTGGAGAAAGCGCTCGCAATCTGCGCGCCGGTCGCCATGCCGCCGCCGGTTTATGACGCGGTGGTCAGCTTTTCTTTTAACGTCGGCACCGGCGCGGCCTGCCGGTCAACGCTGGTTTCCTATCTCAAGCGCCATCAGTGGTGGCAGGCGTGTAACGAGCTGTCGCGCTGGGTGTATGTCAACGGCGTGCGCAACCCCGGACTTGAAAACCGCCGCGCCCGTGAGCGGGCGCTGTGCCTGAAAGGAGCATCATGAAAACGCTGATCGTTTTACTTCTGCTGGCGCTCGCCGGTCTGGTCTGGCTGGGGCGCGAAAACAGCACGCTCTCGCGAAGCTTTGAAAAGGCTAACCGCGTGGCCGACGGGCAGAAAAGACAAATCGGAATGCTGAAAAATCAGCTCAACGTGGCCGTCAGCCTGGCGGATAAAAACGAGCGGGCGCAGGTGACGCTGCGCGGCCAGCTCGACGCCGCGCGCGAGGCGGCGCAGCGACAGGAACAGACCATCATGAGGTTACTCAATGAAAACGACGAATTTCGCCGCTGGTATCGCGATCATCTGCCTGACGCTGTGCGCCGGGTGCACCAACGTCCCGCCTGCGCCTCTGCCGGTCACTGTTTACAACGCCTGCCCGAAAGTGAGCCTGTGCCCGATGCCGGGCAGCGACCCGGTCACTAACGGCGATCTGAGTGCTGATATCCGTCGCCTGGAGCGCGCGCTGGAGAGCTGCGCGCTTCAGGTGGAAGCCGTGAAACACTGCCAGGATGAAACTGATGAAAAAGCCCGAGAGCCTGCGAAAAGCCCTGACTGATGCGCTGCCGGTACTGCGTACTAACCCGGATATGCTGCGCCTGTTTATCGACCACGGCCAGATTGCCGCCACGCTCGCCGCCTCGTTGTCGTTTGAAAACCGCTACACGCTGAATGTGGTCGTGACCGATTACACCGGCGATATTAACCTGCTGCTTGTGCCGGTCGCCGCGTGGTTACGGGAAAATCAGCCCGATACCATGACCACGGACGACGGCATGAAAAAGGGGTTTACCTGGTATGCGGATATCAACAACGACAGTAGCGTCGACCTCAGCATCAGCCTGTTAATCAGCGAGCGCACGCTGGTTAAAGAGTCGGACGGCGCGCTGTATGTCACAGACATACCCGAGCCGCCACCGCCGGAGCCGGTCACGCGTCCGGTTGAGCTCTATATCAACGGTGAATTTGTGAGTCGCTGGCATGAGTGATTTCAGCCCGTTTGAAAAGCGGCTTTCCGCACTGATTACCGCCCTGTCACCGGCGGGTCGGCGCCGGATGGCGCAGGATATCGCGAAAACGCTGCGCACCCGGCAGCAGCAGCGCATTAAGGCGCAGAAAGCCCCGGACGGCAGCGCCTACACCCCGCGACGGGAACAGCCCGCCCGCGCCAAAAAAGGCCGGGTGAAACGCGAAATGTTCGCGAAGCTTCGCACCAGTCGTTTTATGAAAGCCACCGGCAGCAGCGATGCCGCCGTGGTGGAATTTACCGGTAAGGTACAGCGCATCGCGCGGGTGCATCAGTACGGCCTGAAGGATAAAGCCAGCCGCAACGGCAGGGCGGTTCAGTATCCTGCGCGCCCGTTGCTCGGGTTTGATGAGGGCGACCTGCAGGTAGTCGAGGAACTCATTATTTCAATTTTAAACGAGCCCCGTTAAGGGGCTCGCTTTTATGATTAGCTCCCTTTAACAGCCTTTATCATGCTAGCTAGTTGTTCCATGCCGTCAAATGTTGAGGGGGTTTTATCATCTGAGGCCATAATGTTTGAAAAAATAATATCCTCAAATTTGGATAGCGGGCTTTTCTCGTTCTCTTTAACACCTGCGTTTATTTCCTTGGCATACTCACCATACTTTTGGATGAATTGGCAAAGGCTCTTTCGTAATTCTATTTGCATTGTTTGGGAGTTTAAGGAGTTGAATGTTTTAAGTGCTACTCGGAAGTAGTACAATAAAAGGATGATCATTGATGCTACAGGTATTAATTTAATAAGGTGTGTGGCAGTGGTGTCATTTTCACCCCAAAAAAGAAAGTAAATAATTTCTAACCCAATTGCCGCGGGCATCAAAGCGGCCAAGATGTAAAGCAAGCTTTTTGTTTTTTTAAGTTCCAACCTTTTCATCTTTCCTAGCCTGTCAAACCCTTTGTATAGACCAACGAAATTATAAGCGTTTTCTTGTTTTGTTAACTGCTCATCCAATTGTTTTACTTTGTTTATTTTTTTATCTAGTTCGCGCTGCATGCTTATAAGCCTTGTTTCAGTCTCCTCTATTTTCGATAATGCATTTTGATAACCTGTTACGTTAAGGTCCTCCATACATTTATTTAAAATTTTTGCTGGTTGTCTTAATAATGAAAAGTAAATCCTTGCCTTGCTTTCTTCGTTAAAACTTCCTACATTGTCAGCTCCGAAATTAAAAAAAAGAGTGAGTATGTTCGAGTGATTTTCAAAATTAAAAGACACAGCTTCAGCTACGTATATGTAGAGATTTGCATACATATTTTGAATGCTGTCAGTAGTAGGTGTGCATTCATTTAAAAGAGAGGTTAAATAGTTATTTTGGTCTTGTGTTTTTAACTTGCACCTATCTTGCCATACGCCAGGGAAATTTGACATATTATCTAATAAAATGTGGAGTAAATTGCACATTTGTTTTTCGAAATAATCAAGCGGCGCTTTCTTTGACTCTATGAATTCAGATAATGTTTTTTGAGATTTCGATAACGCGGATTTAAAGGCTGTGGTGTCAAAATGATTTACGTTGTCCATAAGAATCCTGTCTCGGTTCTGTTGTGTCGTTTACTAAAAAACGGCTTTTGCTGTGAAGTGTATCGAACTGAACACATCATAAAGCCATGCAAACTCAATTCAATGAAATCTCGCGCCTGCTGCGCAACATGATCCGCACCGGTGTCATCGTCTCGGTGGATACCGACGCGGGGCGCTGTCGCGTGCAGACCGGGAAAAACGTGACCGACTGGTTGCAGTGGCTTACCCACCGCGCCGGGCGTTCGCGCACCTGGTGGGCGCCGTCGGTCGGTGAGCAGGTGCTTATCCTTGCCGTGGGCGGCGAGCTCGATACCGCGTTTGTGCTGCCGGGGATTTTCTCTGACGACAACCCGGCGCCGTCGGCCTCCGCTGACGCCGTTCATCTCGCCTTTCCTGACGGGGCGGTCATCGAGTACGAGCCCGCAAGCGGTGTGCTTAAGGTTTCCGGTATTCAGACGGCCAGCATCAGCGCGGCGAAATCCGCAACCGTGACCGTGCCGGTCGTTACCGTCACCGCCTCCACACGTATCACCCTCGACACGCCGGAAGTGGTGTGCACCAACAAACTCATCACCGGCACTCTTGAGGTGCAGAAAGGTGGCACGATGAAAGGCAATATCCAGCACAGCGGCGGCGCGCTCACCTCCAACGGCGTGCGGGTCGATGAGCACAGTCACGGCGGCATTGAACGCGGCGGAAGCTGGACGGAGGGCACACAATGACGGCCCGCTACAGCGGCATGAGCCGCGACACCGGCATGACGCTCACCGATGCGGCGCACATCAGCCAGAGCATCCGCGACATTCTCACGACGCCGGTCGGCTCGCGCGTGATGCGCCGTGATTACGGCTCGCTGCTTTCGATGCTGCTTGACCAGCCACAAAATCAGGCGCTGCGCCTGCAAATCATGTCGGCGTGCTACATGGCGATCCTGAAATGGGAGCCGCGCGTGCGCCTGTCCGGGCTGACTTTTGAAACCCGCTTTAACGGTGAAATGGTCGTTGAAATCAGCGGCCACCGCACCGACACGGGCGGCGATATTTCCTTAACCATTCCTGTGAGCTGATAACCATGCCGACCATTGACCTGAGCCAGCTTCCCGTTCCCGATGTGGTCGAGGAGCTCGATTTTGAAACCATTCTCGCCGAGCGAAAGGCGACGCTGATTTCCCTGTATCCCCAGGAGGAGCAGGACGCCGTCGCGCGCACGCTGGCACTGGAGTCTGAGCCCATTGTGAAGCTGCTTCAGGAAAATGCTTACCGCGAGGTTATCTGGCGCCAGCGGGTTAACGAGTCGGCAAAGGCGGTCATGCTGGCGTATGCCACGGGCCGCGATCTGGATGTGCTCGGCGGTAATTTCGGCGTGAGTCGCCTCGTTATCACGCCAGCCGACGAAACAGCTATGCCGCCTGTCATGGCCGTTATGGAATCCGACGCGGATTTCAGGCTGCGTATTCAGCAGGCGCTTGAAGGATTAAGCGTGGCCGGTTCAACGGGCGCGTATGAGTACCACGGCCGCAGCGCCGACGGGCGCGTCGCGGATATCTCGGTAATAAGCCCGCAGCCCGCCTGCGTCACGGTGTCAGTACTGTCACGCGAAGGTAACGGAAAAGCCTCTGAGGAACTGCTGGCCGTCGTGCGTAATGCGCTCAACGATGAAGATGTCCGGCCGGTGGCTGATCGTCTGACCGTGCAGTCGGCCTCTATCGTTGACTATCAGATTGATGCGACGCTTTATCTTTATCCCGGCCCTGAAATCGAGCCTGTGCGGGCAGCGGCCGAAACCAGGCTTCAGGCTTATATCAGCGCGCAGCACCGTATAGGGCGTGATATCCGCCGCTCGGCTATTTTCGCCGCGCTGCATGTTGAAGGCGTGCAGCGGGTGGAGCTCGCAGCACCCGTCGCCGACGTTGTGCTTGATAAAACGCAGGCGTCTTTCTGTACCAGTTATCAAATCACTGTCGGAGGCTCCGATGAGTGATGCGCGTTTAATGCCGGTGGGCTCCTCACCGCTTGAGGTGGCAGCGGCGCGGGCCTGTGCTGATATCGGGAACACGCCGGCCCCGCTGCGCCGTCTGTGGGATACAGAAACATGCCCTGCCAGCCTGTTACCCTGGCTTGCGTGGGCCTTTTCTGTTGACCGGTGGGATGAGAGCTGGCCTGAAGAGACAAAGCGCGACGTTATCCGCAGCGCCTATTACATCCACTGCCACAAAGGCACCATAGGCGCGGTGCGGCGAGTGGTGGAGCCTCTCGGTTACGTCATTAACGTGACGGAATGGTGGCAAAACAACGATCCGCCGGGCACCTTTCGCGTTGATATCGGTGTGCTCGAAACCGGCATCACCGAAGAGATGTTTCTTGAAATGGAGCGGCTTATCGCAGATGCAAAGCCAGCCAGTCGCCACCTCATCGGCCTGAATATTATTCAGGATGTTGCGGGGTATCTCTACACCGCCGGCCTGAGCTATGACGGCGATATCGTTACTGTTTATCCGGGGGAAGCGAGCAGCCTATGACCACAAAATATAAAACCGTAGTCACGACGGCCGGCGCGGCGAAGTTCGCCGCCGCCCTGACGCCGGGGGGTAAGAAAGTCAACATTACCGCAATGGCCGTGGGCGATGGCGCCGGCTCACTGCCGCAGCCGGCGCCGTCACAGACGAAACTTGTTAATGAAGTCTGGCGCCATGCGCTGAATAAAATCAGCCAGGACAACAAACATAAAAATTACGTGGTGGCCGAACTGGTCATTCCGCCTGAAACGGGCGGTTTCTGGTTGCGTGAAATGGGGCTCTATGATGATACCGGTGTGCTCGTCGCTGTCGGTAACATGGCGGAAAGTTACAAGCCAAAACTCGAAGAAGGGTCTGGTCGCGCGCAGACTTTACGCATGGTCATCATTTTGTCGGACGTGGCATCGGTTGATCTGACGATTGACAGCACCACGGTCATCGCGACGCAGAATTATGTCGATGAAAAGCTCGCGGATCATGAACAATCCCGCCGACACCCTGACGGCACGCTGACCGCGAAAGGTTTCATACAGCTAAGCAGCGCCACCGACAGCACCTCCGAAACGCTGGCCGCCACGCCAAAAGCGGTGAAGTCGGCATATGACCTGGCGAAAGGGAAATACACGGCGCAGGACGCTTCCACGACGCAAAAAGGGCTGGTTCAGCTCACAAGCGCGACCGACAGCAGCTCCGACACGCTGGCGGCAACGGCAAAGGCCGTCAAGGCGGCTAATGATAACGCCAGTGGCCGCGTGCCGTCCGGGCGCACGGTTAACGGTCGCGCCCTGAGCGAAGATATCACCATCACCGCGCAGGATATTTTTAACGGGCAGTCGGTCAGCATCGGCAGCGCGGCAGACATGAACGCGTACACCGTGCCGGGGCTGTATTACCAGCTTGCTAATTCGCAGGCGGCCAACGGAAAGAATTACCCGGAAGCTGTGGCGGGTTCGCTTGAGGTCTATAAACACGCCGGTATCACGCAGATTTACCGGATTTTCAATAATTCCCGCGCGTACATCCGCACGGCGTTTAACGGTACATGGTCAGCTTGGGCGCAGCAGTACGATGAAGCCAACAGGCCCACGGCGGGGGATGTGGGGGCATATACCAAAGCAGAGGGTGATGCCCGCTACCAGCCCAAAGGCAGTTACACCCCGGCGGGGCAGGCTTACACGAAAGCAGAATCTGATGCGCGCTTTCAGAGAATTAACAGCGCTTCGCTTGGGGCGAACGGGTGGTTCAGGGATACCAATACCGGGCTGCTTATCCAGTACGGTAAAGTCGCCGTATCGACAAGCGGCCAGGGTGTCACGTTCCCCGTGGCATTCAGTATTGTTCCGTCGCTGTCTCTGAACGTTAACAGCGGCACTTACGGCGATACGGGGGCATCGAGCACATCCACTACAGGATTTGTGATTGTGGCCTCGCAACGTAATACCGTGGGCTGGATGGCTTTAGGACGATGAGATGAAAGTATTTTTTAGCGCCACAACTAACGGTTTTTATCCTGAGCAGATGCGGGCCGATTACGAGCAACAACAGTGCTGGCCTGATGATGCGCGGGAGGTATCAGTAAGCTGGTATCAGTACCTTCTGGAATCCCAGACCGGAGGCAAAATTATCACGTCAAACGAGTACGGCCAGCCGGTACTTGCCGATCCGCCACCGCCCGACCCGGAAACGCTGAACGCGCTGGCCGCCAGTAAAAAGACCGCGCTGATGAGGGCGGCGGGCGATGCGATTGCCCCGCTTCAGGATGCGTTAAATCTGGGTATAGCAACAGACGAGGAAAAGATGCGGTTAACTGAGTGGTTACAGTACCGCGTGCTGCTTAACCGCATTGATACCAGCGAAGCGTCAGAAATTACATGGCCTGAAGCTCCTGTTTAATTTTTTTCGGTCTGTTGTCTTATCATGCGTTGTGCCAGACACACCCCAACCCTGATAAATAGCCCGCCACCCCGGCGGGCCTGAAAATAACACTCACCCCTAACCCCCACGGAGTTACCCGGATGAGTGATTACCATCACGGCGTTCAGGTCGTCGAAGTCAACGACGGCACGCGCGTCATTTCCACTGTTTCCACGGCGATTATCGGCATGGTCTGTACGGCCAGCGATGCCGACGCCGCCACCTTTCCCCTTAACGTGCCGGTACTGATTACCAACGTGCAGAGCGCCATCGCCAAAGCCGGCAAAAAAGGCACGCTGGCCGCCGCCCTTCAGGCTATCGCTGACCAGGCGAAGCCCGTCACCGTCGTCGTGCGCGTGGCTGAAGGCACCGGTGAAAGCGAGGAGGCGCTCACACAGACCGTCTCGAACATCATCGGCGGCACCGATGAAAACGGCCAGCTCACCGGCATGAAAGCGCTGCTGACCGCCGAGGCGGTGACCGGCGTCAAGCCGCGCATTCTCGGCGTGCCGGGTTTCGACACGCTGGAGGTGGCGGTCGCGCTTGCTTCCATTTGTCAGAAGCTGCGCGCGTTCGGCTATGTCAGCGCATGGGGCTGTAAAACTGTCTCTGACGTTATCGCCTACCGTAAAAACTTCGGCCAGCGCGAGCTGATGCTCATCTGGCCGGACTTTATCGCCTGGAACACCACAACCAGCGCCAGCGATACCGCCTTCGCCACGGCGCGCGCGCTCGGCCTGCGCGCCAGAATCGACCAGGAAACGGGCTGGCATAAAACGCTCTCCAACGTTGCCGTTAACGGCGTGACCGGCATCAGCGCGTCGGTGTTCTGGGATTTGCAGGAGCCCGGCACCGATGCCGACCTGCTGAACCAGGCCGGCGTCACGACGCTTATCCGCAAAGACGGTTTCCGCTTCTGGGGTAACCGCTGCTGTTCAGACGATCCGCTGTTCCTGTTTGAGAACTACACCCGCACCGCGCAGGTGCTCGCCGACACCATCGCCGAGGCGCACATGTGGGCGATGGATAAACCGGTCACGCCGACGCTTATCCGCGACATTGTGGACGGCATCAACGCCAAATTCCGCGAGCTGAAAACCGCCGGCTATATCGTCGACGCGCAGTGCTGGGTGGATGAGTCGGCGAACGACAAAGAGACTCTGAAGGCCGGCAAGCTGCTGCTTGACTACGACTACACGCCGGTCCCGCCGCTGGACAACCTGACGCTGCGCCAGCGCATCACTGACAAATATCTGGCGAATCTGATTTCGTCAGTGGCTAACGCTTAAGGAGCAAAAGCACATGGCACTTCCGCGCAAGCTCAAACACATGAATCTGTTTAACGACGGCCTGAGTTATCTCGGCGTCGTGAAGTCGGTCACCCTGCCGAAGCTGACCCGCAAGCTGGAGAACTATCGCGGCGCCGGCATGAACGGCAGCGCCCCGGTTGATTTCGGTCTCGATGACGACGCGCTCTCGATGGAGTGGACGCTCGGGGGCTTTCCCGATGAGTCCATCTGGTCGCAGTACGGCGCCGCCGGTGCCAACTCGGTGGCCCTGCGCTTTGCCGGCTCCTACCAGCGTGACGACACCGGCGAAACGGTGGCCGTCGAGGTGGTGATGCGTGGCCGTCATAAGGAAATCGACGGCGGCGAAAGTAAACAGGGCGAAGACACTGAAACCAAAATCAGCACGCAGTGCACCTATTTCAAGCTCACCATGAACGGCAAGGAGCTTGTTGAAATCGACACCGTGAACATGGTGGAGAAGGTGAACGGCGTCGACCGTCTGGAGCAGCACCGCCGCAATATCGGGCTGGCCTGATGTAACCCGGTCAGCCTCTGCTGGCCGGCTCTTTTAACGTATCCATAAAGCGAGAACGTCATGACTCAAACTAATGAAAATATCGTCACCCTGGTAAACCCGGTTAAACGTGGCGAGCAGGAAATCAGCACCATTACCGTTCTCAAACCCAATGCCGGCACGCTGCGCGGCGTGGGGCTGGCCGCGCTGGCAACCTGTGAAGTGGATGCGCTGATTAAGGTGCTGCCGCGTATGACCTACCCGAATCTTACCGAGCAGGAAGTGATCGCGCTGGAGCTGCCCGACCTGATGGCGCTCGCCGGGAAGGTTGTCGGTTTTTTGTCGCCGACTTCGGAAGCCTGACGTTCCCGGAACATTTTTCTACGGACGATCTGATAGCGGATATCGCGGTGATTTTTCACTGGCCGCTGTCAGAGCTCTTTTCCCTGAGCGTGTCCGAGCTCATCACATGGCGCGAAAAGGCGCTCCAGCGAAGCGGAAACATGAATGAGTGAAAACGTAAAGCTACAGGTCTTTCTGAAGGCGGTAGACCAGGCGACGCGCCCGTTTAAGCACATTGAGACGGCGAGCAAAGCGCTCTCGGGCGAGATTCGCGGCACGCAGAAAACCCTGCGCGAGCTTAACGCGCACGCCGGGAAAATTGACGGTTTCCGCAAGGCCAGCGCGCAGCTGGCAGTGACCGGGCAGTCGCTGCAGAAAGCAAAGGCGGAAGCGGAGGCGCTGGCGACGCAGTTCAGGAACACCCAAAAGCCGACGCTGGCGCAGGGCCGGGCGATGGAATCCGCGAAACGCGCGGCGGAGTCGCTCCAGGCCAAATACAACAGCCTGAGCCAGTCGGTCGCGCGCCAGAAAGACGAGCTCGGGAAAGCCGGGATTAATACCCGCAACCTGGCCGCCGGTGAGCAGCGTCTTAAAACCAGCATCAGCGAAACCACGGCGCAGCTTGCCAGGCAGCGCGAGGCGCTGGCCCACGTCAGTGCGCAGCAGGAAAAGCTGAACGCGGTTAAGGCGCGCTACCAGAAAGGCAAGGAGCTTGCCGGCAGTGCCGCCGGTGCAGGCGCCGCTGCCGTGGGGATGGCGACGACCGGCATTGTGGCCGGCACCGCGCTGATGCGCCCCGGCTATGAGTTTGCGCAGAAAAACTCCGAGCTTCAGGCCGTGCTCGGCGTGGAAAAGCAGTCGCCGGAAATGCAGGCGCTGCGCAACCAGGCGCGCCAGCTCGGCGACAACACCGCCGCCTCGGCGGATGATGCGGCGGCCGCGCAAATCGTTATCGCTAAATCTGGCGGGGATAAAGATGCGATTCTCGCGGCGACGCCCGCCACACTGAATATGTCGCTCGCCAACCGTCGCACAATGGAGGAGAACGCCGCGCTGCTTACCGGCATGAAAGCCGCGTTTCAGCTCACGAATGACCAGATAACGCACATCGGCGACGTGCTCTCGATGACGATGAACAAAACCGCCACCGACTTCGACGGGCTGGACGACTCCCTGACCTACGTCGCGCCGGTGGCAAAAATTGCCGGCGTCAGCCTTGAGCAGACCGCCGCCCTGGTCGGGGCATTGCACGATAACAAAATCACCGGATCGATGGCGGGCACCGGGAGCCGTGCGGTTATCACGCGATTACAGGCACCGACCGGCGAGGCGTTTGATGCGCTCAAGGAGCTGAAAGTCAGCACAGCCGACAGCAAAGGCAACATGCGACCGCTGTTCAGCATCCTGAGAGAAATACAGGCCAGCTTTGAAAAGCACGGGCTCGGTACGGCGCAGCGCGGTGAGTATCTGAAAACCATCTTTGGCGAAGAAGCTAGCTCATCGGCTGCTGTACTGATGCAGGCGGCAACCAGCGGCAGGCTTGACGCCCTGACGGCGGCGTTTAAGGCGTCCGACGGTAAAACCGAGGAGCTGGTAAAAGTCATGCAAAGCAACCTCGGTGGCGATTTTAAAGAGTTTCAGTCGGCCTATGAGGCGGTTGGCACCGACCTTTTTGACCAGCAGGAAAGCTCACTGCGCAAACTGGTGCAGACCGCGACCCGTTATGTGCTGCGCCTCGATAAGTGGATTAAAGACAACAAGGCGCTGGCGGGAACATTAACCACGATTGCCGGCGTGGCGACTGCCGTGATTGGCGTCGTGGGGGCTATCGGGCTGGTTGCCTGGCCGGTTGTTACCGGGATAAACGCGATTATCGCGGTGGCCGGTAGTCTCGGCACCATCTTCACCGCCGTCGGGGGCGCGATTGCCGCCGCCATTGGCGCGCTCACCTGGCCGATTGTGGCCGTGGTGGCGGCCATCGTCGCCGGCGCGCTCCTGATCCGTAAATACTGGCAACCCATCAGCGCCTTTTTTGGCGGCGTGATGGACGGTCTGCGCGCGGCATTCGGGCCGGTGGGCGAGCTGTTCGCGCCCTTTAAGCCCGTGTTTACCTGGCTTGGTGAAAAGCTCCAGGCGGTGTGGCAGTGGTTTAAAAACCTTATCGAGCCGGTGCAGTCGAGTAAGGAAACGCTTGACAGCTGCCGCAGCGCCGGCGAGCGCTTCGGTAAGGGGCTTGCCGATGCGCTGCTGCTGCCGCTTAAGGCTTTTAACAAGCTGCGCGAAGGCATTACGTGGGTGCTGGAAAAGCTCGGCGTTATTAACAAGGAATCCGACGCGCTCGATGCCAGAGCCGAAAAGGCAAATGCGGTCGCCTCGCGTGCAGGCGGTATGAGTGGTGCGGCGGCGGCACATGTGCCGGCGGGCATGTTCGGCCAGGCACCGGCCTATCAGGCTTATCAGCCGGTCAGCGCGGCGGGCGGGCGTTCTTATATCGACCAGAGCCGCAACCACTACAACATTTCTGTAGCCGGCGGTGCAGGTGCCGGCGGCGCGCCTCTTGCCCAACAGATGCGCGAGGAGCTGGAGCGTATCGAACGGGAGAAGCGCGCACGCAGCCGCGCCAGTATGGGCCATGACGATTAAGGAGACTGCGCGATGATGCTTGTACTCGGGATGTTTGTGTTTATGCGCCAGACGCTGCCTTATCAGAGTATGCAGCGGTCGGTTGATTACCGGTGGCCGTCCAACAGTCGCATTGGCCGGCGGCCCTCTTTTCAGTTCCTCGGCGTGGAGGAAGAAAAAATCACGCTGAACGGCACGCTTTACCCGGAAATTACCGGTGGCAAGCTGTCGCTGAAGGCGGTCGAGCTGATGGCGGAAGAAGGCAAAGCCTGGCCGCTGATGGACGGCACCGGCGTTATTTACGGGCTGTTTGTGATTAACAGCGTGGAGACGACCGGCACCGAGTTTTTTTCTGACGGCTCGCCGCGAAAAATCGATTTTGTCCTGACGCTGACCCGCGTCGATGATTCACTCGCCGCGCTTTATGGCGACCTGAGTCAGCAGGCGCAGACGCTTGTCGGCAAAGTCGGCGACACCCTGCAGAAAGTGAAAACGGTGGCGGGAGGGTTTTTCTGATGCTGTCCGATTTTTACAACGGCGCCGGCGCAGGCATGACGCCGGCCTATATGCTGAGGATTAACGCGAAAGATATCACGACGGTTATCAGCGAGCGGCTCCTGAGCCTGACGCTGACCGATAACCGCGGCTTTGAGGCTGATCAGCTCGATATTGAGCTCGACGACGCCGACGGCCAGCTTGAGCTGCCGATCCGGGGCGCGGTGCTGACGCTGTTCATGGGCTGGCAGGGCGAGGCGCTTATCGGGAAGGGCGATTTTACCGTCGATGAAATCGAACACCGGGGCGCGCCGGACACCCTGACCATCCGGGCGCGCAGCGCGGATTTTCGCGGCACGCTTAACTCGCGCCGGGAGGAGTCCTATCACGACACCACGCTCGGCGCCGTGGTGGAAACCATCGCCACCCGCAACAAACTGAAGGCCCGGATAGCGCCCGAGCTGGCGCGCATTCCGGTTTCGCATATCGACCAGGCGCAGGAGAGCGACGCCAAATTCCTGACCCGGCTTGCGGAGCGCAACGGCGCTGAGGTGGCGATAAAAGCCGGCGTGCTGATGTTTATTAAAGCCGGTGCCGGCATGACGGCAGGCGGTAAGGCGATCCCGCAAATCACCATAACCCGCAGCGACGGTGACCGTCACCAGTTCGCCATCGCTGACCGTGGCGCCTATACCGGCGTGACGGCGAAATGGTTGCACACCAAAGACCCGAAGCCCAAAGAGGTAAAGGTAAAACGCAAGCCAAAGGTTAAGCACCTGCGCGCACTGGAGCACCCGAAAGCCACGAAGAAAAAAAAGGAGAAGAAGGAGCCTGAGGCCAGAGAAGGCGAATACATGGCCGGCGAAGCGGATAACGTGTTGGTACTGACGACAACTTACGCCTCAAAAGCCCAGGCGATGCGTGCGGCCCAGGCGAAGTGGGATAAGTTACAGCGCGGCGTGGCGGAGTTTACCATCACCCTGGCGCGCGGCCGCGCCGAGATTTACCCGGAAACGCCGGCAAAGGTGAGCGGCTTTAAGCGCATCATAGACGAGCAGGACTGGACGATCACAAAGGTAACGCACTCGCTGAATAACAGCGGTTTTGTCACTGCGCTGGAACTGGAGGTGAAGCTGTCAGATGTGGAATATGAAACAGAGCAGGGTGATTAAAGCAGGGTGCGTAATTCAGGTAAAAGTGACCCGTTTGCCGGGTTACTTTTTTAATGATTTATTTAGCTTTGCTGGTAAACATATGCGTATTACCCATCAGCATAACTTTGGCTGGCTTATCCATCAGCTTTCCGATCTCTGTGCAGGTGGAAAGCGGGTTCTCTAAGGTATAACCGAGCGCTTTATACTGGTTAATGATGTTCACTTCCTTAAGGCCTTTGAGTGCAGATTTGGATGCGTCTTTGCTCCAGGCCAACGGGCATATCCCGCTCATTATTACTGATTCATAAGCTTCAGACGTCATGCTGCTGCCAGGCAATGCCACGGTTAACGTGTTATCAGATTTCGAGATCTCTACCGGTTGCCACGGCTTGAGCGCTTTCTCCAGCGCTTGCTGGGCGGAGTTTGCGGCGAGGGAGCTGCCGGAGATAAGAAATAAAGCTGAGATAAGGGAAGATTTAGCAAGTGACATTTAATTCCTTATAAATTTATCAATTAACGGCTAAGATTGTTCTCAAATAGAGATGTTGGCGGTATGATTGTTTCACATATCGAGAGTGTTCGAGGATGCCATGTTTCATTGCCCGGAATGCCAACACGCAGCGCACGCACGTACAAGCCGTTACTTAAGCAAAAACACCAAAGAGCGTTATCACCAGTGTACTAACATCAATTGCAGTTGCACCTTCGTCACGATGGAAACGGTCGAGCGTTTCATCGTCACGCCAGCCAAAATTGATTTTGCGCCACCACACCCTAGCGTTAATGGGCAGCAGCAACTCTGGCGCTAAACAACCCCGCTTCGGCGGGTTTTTTTATGTCTAAAGCTAAGGGGTTAAAAAAATGTGCTGCCATTTTGCTGCCAATAAGATTTCAGCCAACAAAAAAGCCACCCTTGCGAGGTGGCTTAATTATATGATTTTAAAGCTAAAATTTGGTGGCCCCTGTTGGGTTTGAACCAACGACCAAGCGATTATGAGTCGCCTGCTCTAACCACTGAGCTAAGGGGCCGTGGCGCTGGATTATAAAGTAACTGGCGACGCCAATCCAGTCTCGGTGTCGCGGCTGCTGAATTTGTAAGCAGGCGCGGCGTTAGGCTTTATACTTTATAGATCCGATAGTTAACAGGAGAGGACATGATTAACGATATTCTTGAGCCGGGTCTGCGGGTGGTCTTTTGCGGGATCAATCCGGGAAAGTCGTCGGCGCATACGGGCTTTCACTTTGCGCATCCGGGTAACCGCTTCTGGAAGGTTATTCATCTGGCCGGGTTTACGGATCGCCAACTGAAGCCTGAAGAAGAGCGCCATTTGCTGGATACGCGCTGTGGCATCACGAAACTCGTAGAACGCCCGACGGTGCAGGCGAACGAAGTGGACGTAAAAGAATTGCATGAAGGCGGGCGCAATCTGATTAAAAAAATCGAAGATTTCCAGCCAGATGCGCTCGCGGTGCTGGGCAAAAAAGCCTATGAGCAGGCATTCAGCCAGCGCGGTGTGAAGTGGGGTAAGCAGAAGCTAAAAATCGGTAAGACGGAAATTTGGGTGCTGCCTAACCCAAGTGGGCTGAATCGCGCTTCGCTCGATAAGCTGGTGGAAGCCTACCGGGAGCTCGACGACGCGCTGGTGGCGCGCGGCAGATAA